AATTGCATGAAAATTACTTTCAAGAATAAAAACTATATTGTGTTTTTTATGCTGTGCATCATATTGAAATGCCATATTTTTTAATACTCCTATCCAATAATTCGTTAAATTGTTTTCTTTTATTGCCAATGTGTGCTTGAGCAATCATGTGAACTCTTTCAGCATTGGCGTTGTTTACTACTTGATGATCTTTTAGTATGTTAATTAAAAATACTTTACCATGTTTCCAAGGCACTATTCCATGATCTTTAACTTCCATGTAACACAGTGCTGGGTGCATCACAGCAACATTTATAGGTATTAAGTATTCACAAAGATCATCTGGTAACGGATGTCCTGGATCATCATTGTGCCAATCTATTTTTCCTGCAGGATTTAATTTCATAAAACGTATTCTACTGTATCTTTCTGCTGGAAAGTCTTCCCAAAACTTTTTTGCTAATGGAGTATCTACTTGAAGACTGGTCCAATCATACGGAGCATTTAGTTCATCTTCATATCCATATTCTTTTGCAACTCTTGTTTTGTCTACATCTAATCCATGCAAACAACAACTTTCCCAACCTTTATGAGTTTCATCTTCTCTATGCTCCACGTAATGAGCATTTACATTATTAAATTCTTTTGTATCTAAATAATCCATAAAATTTATATCCAGTTCTAGCCAAGGCAGACTGCCGTCTTTAAATTTGTTAAAAACTTTGGTTGCTGTATCCATATTATTTCTTATGTCCTATAATCATAAATCTGTTATACTTCTCTGTAGATAATGAAGCACTTGATTCAACAACAAGTCCACAGTCTTTTTCAAATTCTTTCAGTGACTGTTTGCAGTTCACGTGTTCTTCACAGTTAAAGAAATCATTACTTTGTAAAACAATTCTTTTATTGCTTGGTAATTTGGCTAGCCATTCGTTGTATTGTGTTGGAGTCATATGTTCGCACACAGTATTAATAATTAGATTATGTTTGTCATAATTGTTATATAACACCATATCCGATGTGATTGACTGAAACCTTCCTTGTATTTCATAATCTTTGTTCATTATGTTTGCCACTGATTCACATTTACTGTCTATGTCCATACTAGTAACCCGAGTAATATCTAACTCACTGTTAAACAATAATGTTGCTAAAACACCATTCCATCCGCCACACAATAAAATATTGTAAGGAAGATTTTGTTGATATTTTTCCAAGTAATTGATCAACCAAACTTTACTATTGATTTGTCCTTTCCAGAAACTTTCTAATGTACGATGCTTATCATCAGACTGTCTGATTGCGTCCATCCAAAACATCACATCTGTAATATTAATCTTCAAATTGAGCTCCTAGTTTATCAAAAGAACCACACTGTTTACCACACTCTTGCAATGGCGTATGACCCCAAGTTTTTTCAATCTTATCAAAGTATCCATTGTTAAATATTTCTTTTAGACTATGTTTATTTAAATTAGGAAATTCTCCAATTCTGTCCATGTAATCTATTCTACTTGCCTGATAAGGCGGAATCCATTCCATATCTAACCAACAGCAAGGAGATATATTACCACAAGCACTCACATACAACTGACGATTTTTTACTGCTTTACATATAATAGTTGGCGTAGTTTCATTTTGTGATTCTTTTACTAAAGGTATCATCTCTGCACTTTTTTGTGTGGGTTCTAATTTGTGTAAAGGATTACCTTTCTCATCTATTACTTGCAAAGCACCTTGATGAAATCTTGATGTATGTTTAGTAGTAAATGTTTTAAATCCTAAATTTTGAGACATCTCCCTTGCCTCTTCTACTTGATGTTCATTGTGTTTGAACACCAGCATATGCCATTTAGCAAATCCACCTTCTTCGATAAATGCGTTAGCATTGCCTATAATTTTGTCAAAATCTGTAGATATTCTATAAAGATGATTAGTATCCTTTAAGCCATCTAATCCAAAAGTAACTTTTACATTTACTTTTGCTAACTTTCTCCACCATTCTTTATTTTTAGCACTTCCGTTTGTGTGCATGGCAAGTCCTATTCTAGGATTGACTGCTCGTAGGTGTTGGTATATTTCTAATGTGTCTTTGCTGACAATTGGGTCTCCTAAATTTCCGCACATAAACAAACTGTCTAATTGTTTAATAAAATCTTCAGGAAACCATTTTTTAAATATTTCTAATGTAATATCATCTAAATGTATAAAAGGATTTAATGGACCGCCATTTATTCTTCTAGGACACATAGGACATTTGGCTTGACATCTACTAGTGATTTCTAAATGAATATCTCTTATATCTTCCAGTTTATACATTTATTGTTTCCTTCTGTCTTGATTTAGGGATTTTACTATCAGCAGAACTGACGCAAGTTGGTGTTATACATTTACTAGGATTTTTAAATAATTCAAATCCTTCATCGATTGTTCCTAACGGTTCATCGTGACAACTGTATGCTCTTTTAATTTCACCTCCCGGCTCTCTTACAATACAACTTTGATACCCTGCATTACAATTCCAACCTTGAAACTTATTGAATCCAAAAGCATTAAATCTTTCTGCTTGATCTAATTCGTAAAAATTATCTTTGTGGTCCATAAGGCTTATTTGACCAATTGCTGATCCATCATTTTTCTTTAATGGAAATCCTGTTTTCATTAATTCTATTTGCTCGTCACTGTAACCTGATACAATTTCACTTGCTGATTCATTGCTTTGTGGTTTTAATGTGACGTTTATTCCTCTATCGTTAAATCTTTTACATCTATCATATAGTTCATTAAACAGTTCTGGAACCATTACTTGATTAATTGTAACATAAACTCCTGCATCTGTTAACATTAAAAGTTTATCTCCAAAAGTTTGTTCATCTGCAAATTCGTGATGGTAACTTGCAGTTATGCTTCTACGCATTAAGGACTCTGTGGCTTTAAGCCAAGTTTTCCACCATTTCATTCCTGGTGAACAATTTGTTGTCATGTGAATACTTTGATATTTACTTTTTTCATCTGAGGCATAATGACCAATCAAGGGCAAGAATCTTTTGGATGCTGTTGGTTCTCCACCACTAAAACTAAAATGAAACTTATCAAACCCATTACTTCGTGCTTGAGATTTAATTTCATCCATTGTTTTTTTATAAACTTCTAATGGTCTGTGGTCTACTTTTTTAGAATGGGCATAGGGCCAACAATATGAACAATCATAGTTACAGAATCTGCTTAATATCCAACTCACATTGAATAAATTTTTCCATATCATTGTCCGTTGTCCAAACTGGATGATATCATGAAAAGGTATTTTAGTAGTAGGTACTGACACTGCAGGTCTCCTCAAAATGTTTTTTAAGCCAATCAAAATCATTAATGTAATTCAGTTTGTCTTTGTTTTCTGTGCCGAATTTTTTACCTGACTTTGCTCCTTCAATTGCAAAGTCTCCGTAAGGTCTATCTGCACCTTTGCTACACCATACATCTAATCGATGTTCTGTTTCATTGTCTTGTTGTCTATCAATTATTTTAGAACTTAATTTTACACACTCTCTAAAAGCACTTTTCCACGCACTGAAAGGATCTGAATTAAATGCTGTGATGTTTGATACTTGCTTAATTGCTTTAAAGTTTTTAGAAATACTTGTAGTCATATCAGTTGTGGTTGTATTCATATCTAAAGTTAATTGCTTTGGTAATAATTTTACTCCGCCATATCCATATTGTAAATCATTTATAGGATTGCGACTTTGCCACACATGGACTGTTTCTAAATTGTATTGGTCCACGCTGTAATCGAAATTAAAGTCATCTACTATTTGAGCATCTGCATCAACTACCCAAAACATTTTTGTCATGGATACTTCTGCCGCTTCTATATGTGCTTTGTGAATTCCTTTCACTCCTTTTACTCGTTGAGCAATAGGAAAACGTTCACACAACGTTTTATAATTGTGATCTGCTAAATCTTCATTGTAACTTATAAACACAATGTCATACATTATCTTGTTTTCCTCATTATTCTTGGAGTATTAAGATACACTTTCTTAAAAAACTTACTCTGTGCTTCACTTAATGGAGTTATGGGTAAGTCAATCTCGTGTTCAGCATTGATCTTTTTACCTAGTTCAATACTGTCTTCATAAAAGTCAACTTTAACGTCATCATGAAGTTCAAACTTCCAATACTTTTCAAAGAATCTATATTCGTTTGCTTGACCGATGTCCCAATCTGTACACATTGTAAGATAACATCCTGTTCTTGCTCCATGAATAGCATGAATGCCGTAAGGATTATCCATACCCACTGTCATCCATACAAGTAATCGTTGATAGTTTTGCCACCATAAGTCTTTTGGTGCTTGTCGAACATTTTTATCCAAACTCATTTTAACACCTTCTCTAAATCCTGCTCTCCAAGCCTGGTATGCAGATCCATCTATGTGACTGATTGAATGATTATCGTTGAATTGATAGTAATTTGGAAAATGACAAAACTCTATTACATTTTTATTTTCACTATCTGCTTCGCCATCGTGATTTTCATGCGTCCGCATATTTTTTACAAAATCTTGTGTCCAACATTTTAGACTGCCATTGCCGTATTTTAATCCGTTAAGTTCTATATGCCCACACCAACTAAATTGATAAGTGTTGTCTAGTTTCAACTCATCCAAATCAACAGTTGCATCTAAAAAACTGTCATGCACTTGCGTATCAGCATCAACTGTGATAAATCTGTCTGATGTAGATATTTCTGCCGCTTTTTTATGTGCAGTATCAAATCCTTTTACACCGTGTACACGTTTTGCCCAAGGAATTTTTCTTTTTAAATCAGCAAAGTTTTTTTCAGCATTTGGCTCGTCAACACTTAAGAACACAAAATCCATATCAGATACTTTTAAAATCATTGTGTTACCTCATATGAGTAATTGTAAACTTTTCTACAAAACAATCTTGGTATTTGATTAGAGTTGTGATCAATTTGAACATTACCAACAGCACACAATTGTGTCATGTCTACTTCAAATGAATATTCAGGCACACTGGTATTGTTTTTTGGAGTTGTAAAAAATTTAAATATAAAATTGTCTTGTGTAACTGTGTTCTGTATTACATTCTTTAATTCATCATCTATACTGATATTCCATTTTTTATTTTTCATATCTAATACAAATCTAACACACGAATCAGTATCATTTTTTCCTATTTCATAAATTACTTTGTTGATGTGATCATCTGTTTTTACATCATTTTGTAATTTATTATTTTCAACAAACAATGATTCAACAACATATTCGGTATTTTTAAATACTACTCTGTAATCCGTTAATTCTTTTGTTCCATTGTGTATTCCATCTGCCAGTTCTTTTGTAATTTCTACACTGTGTCCTTGATGTTGTACACTGCAACCAAACACGTCTCCCGTTTCAATATCAAAATGAAAATAATATTTTACTTTAGGACGTATTACGTCAAATTCCAATGGCGGTCTTATATACATTTCAGTTGCTCCAGCATATTATCTGTTAAAAAATTATCTTCCACATAGTGAAACAAACCTTTTTGCTTAATATTACCTACAAATAATTCGCTTTGTGAATTGAGGTTGTAATCTATTTGCTCAGTCCATAAATTTAATTCACTTTTATAGTTTTGTATTCGAGGTTTCATGTGTGTAAATGTTAAATTAGAGTGCTTACTAAAAACTTTGTGTTGTATTCCTAATAATTTGATTGCTATTGCTGTGGCAACATCCATACTGCACCAAGATTGTGTTCTGTTTTTTGTAAAACGTTTGCTGTATTGTTCATAGTTAACTACTATATCTGTTAATAAATCAAAAAACACCTTATTGTTTTTACATTTTTTAAAGTAGTGAAATCCACAATACACATTGGGCAACGAATTTTCTACAAATACTTTTCTATAATAATCATCTGAAACCCATTCATTTCTATATGTTTTTACTTTGTCTGTGTAATACAATTCATATTTGCTCAATTGATCCCACCAATGTTCTATATTTTCTAACAATAACATATCTACATCTAGCACAATGGATTGTTCAAATGGACTATTTCTATAAATTTTGCATCTGTTGTTGACTTTCCATTCACTGTCAACTGCTAGATCTAATCCTGGTATATCTTGAATATGATCAAAATGTTTTTTATAGTTTTCAGGAACATCAATGTCTGTCATTAAACATATTTGATCATCGGGCATAAACTTTTTAATACTCAGACTACAAGCCACTGCTTGTTTTAAATAATCAGAAGTATTGTTCTTCTGCACAAATAATATAAAACCTCTATTCATATTGATCTATAATCTTATTCAATCCTATTTTGTTCATTATGTGTATGTTCATGTCTTTGATTTGACACTTTGCTCCTCGTTCGAAAGTAAAATTCCATTTACTGTCTACATACGAATCTACACTGTCTTTATCTGTGGTGTAAAACAGTTTGCTAGGCAATTGCTTGGGCCAATTAGTTTTAGCAAAATCATTAATCATATGAATTGCTATGGCAAATGCAAAATCATTTCTATAAATTGAGTTTTCAATTTGATATTTGAACCTGTAGAATTCCCATTCATTTTTTATGTGATTGATTAATTCAAATAAAATTTTAGTTCTTTCAGTTTTTTTAAAATAAAACACTGTGGCCCAACACATTTCAATACCTGTATCACTCACGTATTTCATTTCTTCTGTGTATTTGGATTCAAAGTCTATGTGTTGTGCTTTGTAGTTGATTAGAAAATCTTCTTTGCTTTTAAACACTTTGTTGAGATTGCTATTTGCCACAATGTAATCTGTATCCATCACAATGGTTTCATCGTATGGAGTTAAAGAATATGCATCTGGTCTAGAAGTATTGTTCCAAGAATCTTCATAACTCTGTGTAGCATTGTAAAATCTTTTTGTTTGAGCAGTGCTTGGTTTTTCTACCACAATCACATGATTAAAATTGTTATGATCTTCGTTGAATTTGTCTGATGTAATCAAACACACTGGCAAATCAAGATGTTTTTTAATCTGACCTGCACAAAAATTAGCCTGTTTAACATAATCCACAGTGCTATTATTATGAGCAAAAAGTAAAACCCCTTTGGTCATGATTAAATCTCACCTTTGTCTTTCAACAATTGATTGTATTCAACAAAGTATTGATTTAAATTGCGTTGATATTGATCAGTAACATTGCTATGAAAGGATTTTATATCTGTAATTTTGACAGGCATCTTGTAATCATCAAGAAAGATTGCTTCATTTGTTTTTTTGATGTTGATGTACGTTAAACAGTAATTGATCAGACTGAGATCTATTGTAAATTGGTGTCCTTCGGTATAATAGATATTATTTTCAAGACATTTCTCTTTCAACAATTTCAATTGATTATTGAACGTTCTTAGGCGTTCTGAGTATTCCAAAGATTTTGATAAGGATTCATCCATAATATTAAAAATATTATACTTGATTTTTGGATATAAGTCAAACTATAGATTAGAAATTATCGCCAGAACCACGTACAACACCTGGTGCAGTACCAATTACATCTGTGATTGCTGTTGCTGTGTAGAAATAGGATCTTAGGTTACCAATATTTTCATCTGGATTACCACCTGCTTGATCTCTCCAATACACTGAGAATCGTATTTGAGTGTCGCTTGTTGATTGCACATTCACATAATAATCGTTGGCGGCATATGCTCCACCACCTGCATTAAAGTTTGATAATATTCTTTGTGCTGTTCCGTCTAATTCGAAGTTTCCTATTGAGGTTGATGGAGTTCCATTTCCTGTGTGTGTTGTACCATGAGCACCAAATTTTAAATTTCCGCCCATTACTGAATTCCAAGAACTTCCTTTTGAACTGCCGTCTGTTGTACTAGATGAAATTTGAATATATCCACCTGCATTAAAATAATGTCTTCTAGCATCTGCTGATGCAAAATTTACGTTCACAATAAGAGTAATATTTCCATTCCAAGCACCTCTAGTATTGTTCAATGAAAGAACAACTGATTG